GTAGGGATAGACGCGCAAGCTGCCGCGCAGCGTCCCGGTGACAAGCACTGGCGGCGCCCCCGGCGCCGAGGCGTAATAACCTTCGGCGCGGTAGCTGCCGCGATAGGCGGACCCGCCGCCCCCGGCATAATAGCGCCCGGTGCCGGTGGTCTGGCTGATCAGGCGTCGGGTTTTCGCGGCGACATCGTTGCCGGCCGAGCGCATCAGCGCCTTGAGCTCGCGCTTGTCGAGCCAGATCTCGCCCCACGATCTGATTTGCATCTGGAGCCCGGTCAATGCAGGGGCGGCGGCGGGTTCTCGGCGAACACGGCCAGGCGCTCCGCGTCACTGTCGGTTTGCGTCGTCAGCACCTTTTCGAGCTCGCATTCGAGTTCAAGGAAGCGCTTGCGGCCGGCGATCTCCTTGCAGCGGCGGACGCGGTAGCACTCGGTTCGGAAGGTCTGATCGGAGGGGCGCAGCGTGGTCCTGAAAATCACGTGCACGTTATCGATGTAGTCGAGCCAGCGCACCCGGATCAGGTGCGAGACCGGCGTCTCGATCTGCATCGATCCGTAGAAGGTCGAGGGATAGGTCGGCTGAATGTCGGCGTGCACGTCGGGACCGATCCGCACCAGGTCCTCGGTCATCGCCGGCCCGTTCGGGTCCGCGTCTTGCGGGCGCCGGTAGAACGAAACCTGCCAGCGCAGCGCCCCGATGCCGTGCTCGCTCGGCAGCAACCCGGAGGAGTTATCGGGCATCCCCGGAAATCCCCGCCAAGAACCGCTGAGCGCATCTCGGGCTACCGGGCGAGACGCCCATCAGGCGACCGCCGGCGGCGGCGGCGGCGCGGCGATTATCGGGCATGGCAAACCCGGCTTTCGAGCACGTCGACGCGCGCCATGAGCTCGGTGATCCGCGACGTGGCCAGAATCTCCCAGCGCAGGGTTTCGATTTGTGAGCGCTGCGCCTGGTCCTGGCGCTCGATGTTCAATGCGTCGATGCAACCGCACAGGGCGAGCATCGCGAGCACGACCATCAAGCGGGTCACCCCGCGAATTGCCAGAGCCGGTAGGGCGCCATGATCGCCCAGGCGGCGTCCGGCATCTCGGCGTTGACGTCGCCCCGGCACTCGTAGAGGTGCGCGGTCAACAGCAAGATCCCGTGCCGGATCGGCCCCGGCACTGCGGCCGGATCGTCGCCGTAGCCGGCGAGATAGTCGATCTGCATCGCCATCGCCGGGATCATCGGCACCAGCGGCGCCTTTAGGCTGATCTGGGCCGGCTCGACCGTCAAATTGAGCACGTAATCCTCGGGGTCCGCGGTCTGGAGATCGTCGACCTGGCCCCAAAGGACCGATTTGACCTCGGTGCACGGCGCGCGCGGGATCGAGATCGGCTTCCGGATCACCGGCGGCCAGTTGAGGGGGAAGACAATCAGCGATTGCGGCACCAGGGGCGAGGCGGTCGGCGGCGGGCTCGACGTCATGCTGAACAGCAATTCCTGCGTGATCAGCGCCCGGTTGAGCCAGGCCTCGACCAGTTGCCTGGCCGTGATCTGGTAGATCCCGAGCAGGGTGTCGTCGTAGTTCGAGTCGACGCGGCAATGGCCGCGGACGGTGTCAATATCGACCGGCTCGACCACCGGCGGCGTGACGACGCGCAGCGACGCGAACATCAGACAATGAACATCATGGAATGTGCATCAGAGAACGAAGTCGTCCTCGTCGGGTCCTGATCCGCGGCGCGCCGGCGGCTCACCGGGCGGTCGCGTCGCGAGGAACGCGATCGTACCCGCGGGCGGCGGGGCGCCGTCCGGAGGTACGATGTTGACCCGTTCGGCGATCCCTCGAGATACGAGACCCGCGGACATCCGCGCGGGGAAGGTCGCGACATCGCTCCGGAAATAGATCTGCCAGCGCCTGAGAAAGCGCACGGCAAGCCGCGCACCGGGTGCAAGACGGGTCTCGCTCATCGGTTATGCCCGCGGCTGCGGCGGTCCGGAGCGGCCCCCGCCCGAGCGGCCGCCATTGGCCGCCGGCGGCGGCGGCGCCTGGCCTTCGCCAGCGACGAGACCGCCCGGATAGCTCGTACCGGGGAGCGGATAGGGTCCGCCACCGGGATTTGCTGTCAGGGTTCCGGCGAAGGCCGAGGAATGCACCACCGCGGGATCGTAGATCGTCGGCGCCGGATCGTGCGTCGCGGCCGAGGGCCAGGCCGCCGGCGATGCTGCCCAATGCGGGTTCAATGGCTGGGTGCTGAACGGCGCGCCCGGCAGGCCCGGCAATCCAGAGAACATCCAATCGGAGGTTAACCCGACCGCGAGCGATTGCAGGTGGCGCATGTTGAAGTCGTGCTCCGAGATCACGCGGAACAGCGATTGATCGCGCTGGAAGGTCGAGACCACCTTGCCGTCCGTCCCGTAATAGGCGGCGACGTCGGACGCATCGACCATGACATTGAGGGTGTCGGCGAGCACCACGTCGGCCATATCGACGAGATAGAACTCGCTACCGTTACCGGTCCCGAGATTGGTCGGGATCTGCTGGCTTTGGTAGATCGGGAAGCCTTCGAGGGTCCCGCGCGCGACCTCGTCCTTGTAGTAGAAGCCGCCGACCTGGTCGCGGCGGGTCGCGATGTATTCGACCAGCGTCGGCGCGAAGAACCACGCCGGCCGCAGCATGCGCGACATACCGTTGATCAAGATCAGCTTTATTGCGGCGAGCGCCGAGACCACCGCATTGAGATCGGCGCCAACGGGCGGCGTCGCCCCCAGCGCCGGCACGGTGAGGACATTCGCGGCGAGAACCAGGGACCTCCACCCGACCGGCCCCTTGGTGGTGCCGTCGCCGCGGATGAAATTCAGGTCCTCTTTGCGGGCGATGCCCTGCACCAGGTCGTCCCGCACGATGGCTTCGACCCCGATCGGGGCGCGGCGGATCAGGTCATTCGAGACCGGCACCATTGCGGTCAATTTCTTGGCCGTCAGGTTCAAGTCGTCGAACTGCTGCTCGGTCACCGAGATGTCGTCGAGCTCGCCCTGGTAGACCGCGGTCGAGCCGCCGGCGAGGCGCGGGATCGTCAGGTTGCCCATCGGCATTTGCACCGGCATCGGGCCTGCAGCGCGGACCACAACATTGGCCCGCAACAGCTCGATCAATTCCGCCATAAAGTCTTGCGGGATCAACGCCCCGCCTTCGGCTACGACCGAATAGTTGAGCGCCTTCTCGACGAACCACTTCGTGACCTCGTCGTCATGAAAGGCGTTGTCCATGAATTCGGCCGCCTTGGTCATGCCGTTCCACTTCGCCTGCACCAGTCCGATCATGAACCGGGCGACGCGGTATCCGGGCTTGGTTTCGCGCGCCGGCGTCTTCGCCTGCGGGAAGATGCGCAAGCCTCCGCTAGTCATCGTTCCGGGAACGCCGGCGAGCGAGCGCAGGCGGGCGGTCATGCCCGGCCCCCGGTAGCCCTTGTCGTCGTCTTTGTCATCGTCCTTGGGTTTGTCATCGTCTTCGCCATTGGCGGCGCGCGTCTCGTCGATCGGGGCGGCGGCAGTCATCGCCTGCTCGCAGCGTTCGATCCGCGCATTGAGCTCGCGAACCTCGGTCATCAGCGCCTCGAAGGCGGCGGCGTCCTCGTCGGACATCTTCTCGCCGTCGGGGCGTTCTTGGTCCGCTTGAAGGTACGGGTCGAGCTTCTGGCGCAGCAGAGCCCGCTTGCGCTTCAACTCGTGCAGTCTCTCCGGATACGCCATGCTCTTACCCTCCAGATTAAGCAAGCAACGCTCGCGATAGGTCGAATAACAAATTGCTGCGCGTTGCTCTTGGTCGTATTCCTGCATGGCGTCGTCGCCCATGCAGCGACTTACGAAGTCGTCCTCGGACTCGCCCGAGTGCGGTTGTGGGACCGGCATCTACAGCATCCCCAGCAGTGCGGCGCAGGCTCGCCGGCGGCGGCGGTCGCGCGCGTCGAATTCGAGGAGCTGAGCTGGCCCGGGGGTCAGGATCGGCGGCTCATTGCCCAGATCGTCGCCCGGCTCGATTAGCGCCTCGGGGTTCGACGGCACCGAGACGAGACTAAGCTCGACGAGCTCCTGCTCGTGGAAGTCGATCCCCGGAAACCACTCGTCGCCACCCCGTTCCGCGTCGGAAGTAAAGTCCCATTTGACCGGGCGAAACCCGACCGAGGTGGCCGACAGGTAGCCGTCGCGCGCCAGCGCATAGATGCTCTCGGCGCGGTCGCTCGCGCGGCCGTAGCCCTCGGCCGGCAGGAAGCGCACGGCAGAGAACAGGCGGTTGTTGTCGCGGCCGAAGTCGATCGCCTTGCCGATCGGTTCCTCGTCGGCGCGGTGCGCCCACAGCACCACCGGGTTTTTCGCGAAGTTGTCGAGTTGCCAGCCCTCGACGCTGATGCAGTCGAGATCTCGATCGACGCACGCGGTCGAGATCGTGAAGCGCAGCGTCCGGTCATCGACCTTCTCGACGGCGTCGACCGTCGTCTTGACGATGCCGACGAGCGGCGCGCTGCGCACCAGGCCGGCGGCCCGTCGCTTCTTGGCGAGCATCTTGAAGCGGCGCGAACTGACAAAGTCGATCATTCGTCACCCCCCTCGTCTTCGCCGAGGCCTGGCGGGCGCGGTATGCCCGCGGTGCCGCCCGGCGGGTGCATCGGATTTCCGGTGTTGAGCGGGACCCGGTATTCCTCGCCGCCGGGGATCGGGTTCATGTTTTCGAGGGCACGGACTTCGTTCCGGTTCAGGAAGCCGTTGTTCAATCCGATCTGGTAGCTCTGGTACCGTCGGATTGTGTCGCCGCGCAGTAGCATTGTGAAATCAAAGTGCGTCTCGTAAGTGCCCCACTCCCACGAAACGAGGAGCTGATCATTCATCAGGCCTTCGATCTGGTCGGTATGCGGACCGAGGCAGTCGTCAATGTAGGCCTGCTGCATTTGCTCCAGATTGTTGAAGGTCGCGCGGCCATACTCGGCGAGCTTATGCGGCGGCACGCGATACAGCCGGCAGATATCGAGGACCTGGAATTGCCGGGTTTGCAGAAATTGCGCGTCTTCGTTGGTCAGCGCGATCTTTTCGAAGGTCATGCCCTCTTCGAGGATCGCGATCTTGTGCGCGTTTTGAACTCCGCCATGAGTGTCGCGCCACGACTCGGCGAGGTTGTCCGTCGCCTCTTTGCCCAGCCGGCCGGGATGTTTCAGCACGCCCGAGACCTGGCCGCCCTGGCGGAAGAGGACGGCGCCGTGTTGCTGCGCGGCGAGCGCCAGGCCGATCACGTCTTGCGCGCAAGCGATCGGCGACAGGCCCAGGTACCCGTCCACCGACATGTTTTTGAGATGCAGCATGTCCTCCATCGGGAATAGCTGGGCGATCCCGATCTGCTTGGCGTTGACGAGGTACCAGGGCGACCCGTCTTCGGGTGACAGCCGCACGGTCACGCGGTCCGGGGTGACCGGGATCAGCTCGACGGGGTTGCCGTCGTAATCGCGCATGATCACGGCATACGCGTTGCCCCGCAGGCAGTAGCTCGTCAGGTAGTAGGCCCAGAATTGAAAGGCGGTCATCAGCCGGTTCGGCCGGCGGAACAGGCGATTGAGCGGATGCTCGTCGTCGACCACCCAGCCGCCGGACGGCGCCTTGCGGCGCACCTGCAGCGGCAAGCCTGCGATGTCTTCGGAGATGCACTTGGCGCAGCCGTAGACGGCCGCTGATTGCAGCGCCGTGAACGGGGTGACCGGTACCCCGGTGTTCGATGCATACCCTCCCAGGGCCGCGTAGAGCAGCGGCTGCGGGAAGGCCATCGAGTTGATCGAGCCGAGAATGTCGCCCGGCTGTTTCGTCTCGGGCAAGGCAGCGGCGAGCGCCGGCGTCGGCGTGGCGGGTTCGATCGGGACCCCGGCAATCCAGCCGCCGAGCCAGGTGCGCAAACTCAAATCGAGATCAGTCCCCGGGTTGAGTAGACCGAGGGGCCCGGATCGGCCATGCAGCGGGCGATCCCCATGATCAGCGCGATCGCGGCGTCGATCTTGTTCTCAGGGCGGGCCTTGCGCGGGAAGACGTTCCCGCGCGCGTCATAGTGACCGACGACATTCGAGATGCACCAGGCGAGCGGCCCGTTGCCGTCGTGGCGGATGCGCCCGGCGCGCATCGCGGCGTCGAGCTCCTTGGTCGGCTCGCTGAAATTCGCGGT